GGCCATTAGTCTTGCTCCTCTTCTTTTTTGTAAGCAGGTTTTTTAACCGCTACTGGTGTGTCTGTAATCTGACCTGTTTTGATCAGAAAGCTCTTTTCTTCCTCTGTTAAACCTTTATATGCCATTTTAACTCCAGCTCGTTAGGATTGATACTGTTATTTCTGATACTAGCAAATCACCACTAGCTGCATTAACGATTGCTGGTGCAGAAACGCTTGTTATATTCATTTGATAGGTTGCAGCACCTAACTTGGTTACTACTGCTGAAATATAATCTTCCATGCCTGCTAAATTGCCCTGATTATCTAGCGCTGGCTTTGTAATTAAAACTTTGAAATTTGCTAAAGGTGAGATACTTACTTCATCATTATTTGTAGGTGTTATGTAAGGATCGCCTGGTGTAATTACTACGGCATTGGCAAGTAGTGTGGCTGGTGGATATGCAAAGACTGACCACACGCCAGCATTAGTAAGATCTGTGGCTAGTGTGCTACGTAGTGTGGTAATCGCAGCTGGCATATTAACCTACCAGTGATGCTGGACTTGAATACGGCTGGATGAGACCACGCACTCGGTTAATCAGCTGATAACCCATTCGATAAGGGCTGGCACTGATCCCATCCATGCCTACCCCACCAGTCTGGCTCACTTGTCTAGCTTGCCATATATCGACAGCCAAAATCATAGCTGCCTCTCTGATTGCAGGTATCACAGCATAATCATCTTCTTTAGTATCTTGGCCACTTGCTTTGCCATACGGAAGGATTCTATGAAATGGGTCGTTTGCGTGTACTTCGGTAAATTGAATAAATGAATAGCCATTAGGCCATGAGTAATTGTAAAAAAAGTTATAGAATGTGTTTGCTATAGATACTGGAATATTTGATCCAGGTATTGTGCCAGTAATTACATGCTGGCCACCATAAATACTGCCACAGCCTTCTACGCTTATTGTTTGACCAACTACGTATATGCCTGGGTTTGCTAATACTAATGTGGCTACATTGTTTTGTAATCCAGCGGCCACTACTGGTGCATCATTAAACCACAAATATTGATTTAATAAATCTTGTGCTGTTTGGCAGACTTCTTCTACTACTGCATCGGTATACAAAGTGCCTATCCCTAAATTACTGCGCAATTCAGCTTTCGTCACGTAGGTGGCTGTCATTGTATTCCTCTCTTAAAAAAGCTCCCCCAGGGCTAGGGCTACTAAACCCTGAGGGATTATTACTTGGTTATTAGGCCTTTGCGTACTTGATGATTCCGTAAGGCATCTTGGCAATTGTTGCCATGAATCCGTAAATTGCTACCTGTACTTGTAGGTTTGATACTACGTTAACAGACATAAATGCCTGAGGTGAGCGATATACAGTAAATGCTTCTGGTGCAAGGATGATCGCTGAGTTATCATCAAATGCAGTTTGTGAGAAGTTCTTGTCTACGTATAGATCAAGTCCTAACACGTTACCACGGATTGATGTAGGGCGTACATCTCCAGCTGCGTTCATTGGTTGAATCGCATTGTAAATTGGTCGCTTTGTTGAATCAACTGCGCCCATCAATGCCTGCCATTGTGCTGGGTTACCAATGTAGTTCTGTGCGAAGAATCCAGTGTTCTCATAAACTAATTTAGCAGCTTGTGAGGTGTAAGCAATAATTCCATCGCTGTCTGCTGTTGTTGCAGATGCGTTAGTACCAGCAGCAATTAATGCAGCTACTACAGCTGTGTCAATTGTTGTTAAATACTGATTTTGCAACTGCTGTGTTAACTCAGCATAAAAATTTGGGTCTGATCGCTCTAGCAACTCAACTGAAAGTGTGTTCATACCTGAGTACTTAGACACTGTACCTGTTAGGTAGTTGGTTTGCATATCTGTATTAGATACTGCGCCACCCTCTGCCTCTACAGTTACTGTAGGTGCTACACCAGTTCCGCCACCTGCGGCAGTTACTAATGATGGTACGTTAATAGTCATACCAGATGCTGGCAATGTGCCTTGTGAACATGCATCGATTGCTGGTGTGCCAAAACGTGTATTTGTTACAAACTCAGTTAGATATTGAGTTGGGTTAAATGCTGTGTTATTTGCGAAATCATCTGCTGCTGCGATAAATAATTTTGACTCATCGCTACCTAGTGCAGCCTTGATTTTGTGCTCAGTGTACTTAGCCATCGAATCGATTGGTGTACGTACTTTGGTTTGAATTAATGGTGCTGTAATTACTGGGCGAGCAGCTTCTACTGTAGGAGTAGCAGCCTCTGCCTTTGCTTCTTGTGGCGCTGTTGCTAAATCTTCCACAGGAGCCTCGCTTTCTTTTGGTTGATTTGTGTCCTCTGCTTCGTTTTCACTAGCAGCAACTTTAGTTACTTGCGCAGCTGTAAATGCTGGGCTTTCTACCAGGCTAACCTCTCTTAGTGTTGCACTGGTTACATATAAATACTCTTTTTTCTGTACAGACTTATTTACATCTACACCGACAGATAAACCATCGATTAATTGCTCGCCAGCAAGGATTAAAGCATCTTGACCTTGCATAGATGCACTGATCTTAAATGATGCGTAGATTCCGTCTTGCTCTTCGTTAAATTTTTGCATGCGACCTATTGGGCGCTCTGGTGAATGTTGCATAAGCATCTTGACCTTGCCAGGATCGCCTATATCTATTGAGCCTTTAGCGAATACGACCTTACCTACGGAAGTATTGCCTACCTCTTCGAAAGGTACGATCTTGCCAGCAATAACTCTGCGCTCTGTATCGGCAGCTTCTATGTGGCTACTGAATGTAAGTTTCATTATCTTCTTCTCTTCCGTTAGGTGTTAGGCTTTCCATTTGCTTTGCATCATCTAAGTCAATTAGACCTAGATTTAACATTTTTTCTATTGCTTCTAGGCGTTTAATAGTGTCAGCTCTTAAGAATGATTCCTCAATTTTAAATTTTACAAGATGTCCTCGTGGCGTGACGTCATCTAAACTGAGTCTATCCTCAATCGCACAGATAAACGGCTGTAGTGAATATGCTACAAACTCTTTGCGACCATCGATAATGTTTTGATAAGTCATGCTGTTATTCATATCTGCGCTTATGTAATATGCAGGTACATTCATCGCTCTAGCAATTTGTGTAGCTAAATATTGTTGACTGTCGTTGTACATCATGTCCTTAGGACTAAAGCCTGTGGTTTCATAAGACAGTGTGCTAGTTAAATAAGCTGTAGATCTATTTTGTCTACTTTGTTTCCATTGTGCCAATAATCCTGATACTTGTTGTTCTGGTAGATCTGCGCCAGTGTTTTTGATGTAACCACTTGGCATTGGAGTTGCGGCTGCTACGGCTGCGGCTTTTTCAATATCTAATGCGCTTTGTATTGTACGTGCAGCTGTAGTTAATACACCTTGTGTTAATCCCTGGAATGTGATAAGTGAACCAATACCAGACATAGGCGCTAATACGCCATCTACATAATACTCGTCTACTTCTGTACCAAACTTATTTGTTGTAAATGTAACTCTATTGTTTGCTACCCATTCAAAACGTGAAGGGCGCATATCATCTGCATATAATTCTGTTACTCGCCAATATGCAACACCATAAAATAAAAGACTATCGACAGTCCATGATATGGTGACGGATCTTGGTTGCCGATAGTCTGGTTGATCTATCCAAAGAGGGTTCCCCAACTCCTCACCACTAGACTTTTTGTAAAGTGCTAATGGCAAGTAAGAAACTACACCAGCTATAAGATTTCTGCAACGTGAAACGGCAGGTACTTGCATAGCAAAATTGCGATCTAATCCACCTGGGAAATTACCAACACCAGTTGTAAATGAACCATAGCCATAAGCTGTGTCCATAATGGCAGGGGCGTATTGCGCTTGGACAGTTTCAGTTTTTTTGGTTATACCCAAAGCAGACAATAGACCCATATGTATACTTTATACCATAAAACGGACTATTGGTGCAAGTTAGACAAAGATTTGTGCTGTTTTTTGTGGCTTTGTTAATTCAGATACGACCATAGCCAAAGATATTGCAGCTGTAACATCACCAGCGGATTTACGCCTAATAATGCGCCAACCAGCATCATTTGTTTTAGCAGCGCAGTTATTTAGGTGTTGTACTAAGTCAGCTTGTCCAGAATGGACTATGCGGTTATTGGCTAAGCCATCTGCCAGGTCTGAACATGCCTGGTAAAACGCCTGGCCGCTAACATCTTGCATACGCCATCCACTTTGTTCTAATTTTGTGGCTATTGTTTGTGTGGCGT